GCGATTGCCCCAAAACATGGAGCGCCAACGCTATGCTGAGCGGTGATCCTTGTAATGGCCTGTCTGGTTTTACATCCGCCTTAAGGTGCTCCTATGAAGTGTCTTACAATAATCAATGTGGATCATCTAAATCAATAACTGTAACTGTTACTGGTAGGAATAATCAAGGACAAACCGTTACGGCTG